ATAAGTCTTGGGGGTGTTTCGTTTGGGTAAATATTTTGCTTACCGTATTCGGTAGTGTTCATAAGTTCGGGTTGGGTAGTATACATATATGGCGAGGACGATACGATTCGGGTCGCCACTATGTACTATGCTCTACCTTTCTTAGTGTTTTTTCTGTTAAAAATTTCGTCTAATAACATATCTCTGCCAGCATCTTCTCTTGCTTTCTTACTATTTCTAGCTTCTAAGATGTCCCTTTCTATTTCATAGTCAGGGTTACTAGCAATCTTCATGCCATTCTTAGCTTTGTTTTTAGCTAAAGGAACCATCATACCATGTATGTCTGGATTATACTCTCCATCATTTATCATACCATCAGGTGTGTTGATGTAAGCATCTCCGTTAGGATCAACAAAGAAACCACCAGTTGTAACATAGCCGCCTTCTTTGTCAGGAAACTCAGCAAGGTCAGGTAGCTGTGGGCCCTGTTTTATTTTCATAGGACCCATGTTAAACTGCTTTTTTCTGAAGTCATTGATTCTACCTTCAGCACCGGGGAAGACTTTGTTAAGTCCGTCCATTTGTTTTTGAGTAAAAGCAGCTGTCTTTGTATCAGTTGATGATGCGTCAGCTCGTGGAAAAAGGTAAGGTCTATAATATAATGGAACCTCATCTACACTCGGCATAACACCTGAGTCTTTTGGTATTCCTCTTTCGTATCTCCAGTTTTGTAACCATGACTTAGCATCAGAACCACGGCCAGCTGTTTGATTCTCGTTAAGTATATTGTCAACTTTATTTTGTTGAATTTTTAGAGTGGATAGTGGATCTTTAAGTGTAGCCATTAGAAGTTAATGTTTGAACGGGATAGTTTATCTTGTATGTCCTGTCTGTATGCTGGATCTCTTTCGTATCTACCATCTCTCATAGCTTTCACTACCTCGGCTTGGCTACGGAATGTAGATCCGTCAGACTTAGGAGCTGTACCTGTTATCATCTGTCCTTCTTTTCCTATTGTATCGTTGTATCTGTAAGCAAGTGACTTAACTGCAAAGAATGCTGAAGCGGAATCACCTCTTTCCATAACCTGATCAAACATTGTGATCTCTTGTTCGGATAGATTCTGTTGTGCCCACTGTATCATATTATTGTAGTTAGCTTCTCCACCTACTACACCTTTTAACTCAGCAGCATCTTGTTCTGTAAAGTCTGCTGGTCTTTCGATGTATTTTTCTGAAGCATCCTTCACCCATCTAAGGTGCATGTCTGCTAGTTGTTCTGTTGACATAGAAGATAACTTTTCAATAGTCTCCTTGTTGTATTCTTTACCAGATGTAGCCTCAGAATATAAGGTATCTAGGAAAGAGATGTCAGGAGCTTCTTCAGTTTTATCTGCATCTTCTGTCTCTTCTTCTTGTTTGGCATCGGTAGGCTGCTCAGTTTCTGGGCTAGCCTCTGTACCTTCGCCAAGTTTTTTCTGGAGTTCAACATAAGCTTTCTCCAATTCTTGTGCGTCTTTATATTTGCCAGCAAGGAGGCTTTCTTGTGCCTCCTCCATAGCTTCACCAACCTTGAGAGACTGTTGCTCCTCTGCGTTGAGGTTGTCTATCGTGGTGACTTCTTGTGTGTTTTCGTATGTTAGTGTTTCTGCCATTATACTTGAGGTGGTTCTTCGGGTAACATTTGTGGATTCTTACTTGGATCAAGCATCGGAGCCTTCATAAGATTAGGCGTCTGCTTGATAGCTTCCATCTCAGCCTGCTGATTCATAGCCTGCTGTTGTTCCTGTTGTAACTCTTGCATACTCTTCACTAGGTTTAGTACATCTATACCTTGTGCAGCTGCAAGTCTTTTGATTAGTTCATCAGGATTAATGTATTGTGTTATAGCATCTGGACCCATTGTCTGGGCTATGGTCTGTAAGAACTGACCTAGTGCTTGAACATCTTGTCCTCTACCCAGTGAGTTAATACCAGCTACGATGATAGGCTTCACCATACCTTTAGGTATACGTGGTATCTCGCCTGTCTTCTGGAATACACTGAGCTTTCTATTTAAATATGGTACTAAGAACTCAACCGTGAGTAATCCGAAGAGTCCCCCGAGCTGTTGCTCTAGTTCCATCTGTGTCATCTGTACTTCCTGTGCGGTAGTACGTTCACTATCTCTAACTGACAGGATCAGGAACGCTTCGTTCAATCTCCTCTCTAGTTGTTGCATCAACTGGTAAGCAGTCTGGAAGTCAGCTGTCTTGCCAACTTGTATAACTCCGATGTCATCAGGTCGTCCTTGAACGATTGCTCCGTTGCCTGCTGTCGCCAGCGTCTGTGGCTTAGTGGTGCTTGAGGGTGATACTACAAAAACAACTTTAGCAGCTGCTGCAGAGCCTTCTACAAGTGCCTGAGACAATGCCTCGAGAGACTTGAGATCACCTATAAACTGACCCACTCTACCACGACCATAAGCTTCTCCATCTACTGTATTAAAACGTAGAGGTAGCCAAGGTGTTGCGTCGGCTGGAGCTTTACTTCGTGACTCTTCTATTACCTGACCTTTTACTTCTTGATGCCAAACGTATCTGTTGTTCTCTCGTTTGCAGTGTGTGTATATATCACACTCCTCCTCTTCGGGTTCATCTGATTTTACTAATGGCATCTCCTCTTCTTTAGGTAGATACTTATAGATTAATTTTTTACTGATACGTTCTCGTGTGACTATTTCAATCACGTTTCCATTGCCGTCTCGTTCTATAACGAAGCGATTTAGAGGGAATAGTTTTAGCCCTTGTTTGCCCATAAAGATAAGTGCATTACCACCTACAACTAGATGTTGTAATGCTTGGTGTATTACTACACGATCATCTGATGCTGCAATAGAATCAAGGATGGTGCGTTCTATCTTTGAGAATGATAAGTCAAGTTCTGACTTGAGCTCAGGTGGTATTTCACCTAGCTGTGACTCATCAACTTGCAGTTTAAAGAAGCTAGTCTGTGGAGGGACGAGCGATAGAGATAGCTTTGATGCTAACGCTACCACTCCCTTGGCTCCAACAGACTGCCATGGTGTCTTCAACTGTTTCATACCTTTGGACTGATCTTCATGACCACGAACAAGATATGGAAGGGTAAGTTTTGTTGCCTCTTCTGCTTCGCTTAGAAACTGGCTGCGATCACTTGATAAATAATCGTACCGTTCTTTTGCGTTCATTGTTAGATGTTAAGGTTTTCGATTCTTAATCCAGAACGGTTAAATCCACCGCCTGTTGTTCCGTAACTGCCTAAGTTTCTACGTTTCTTAGTTTGTACTCCAGTTACCCCGGGCATGCTTTCGTCTCCGTAAGCTTCCTGTATTCTAGCACGTTCGCCTGCACGAGCCATTGCTTCTTGCTGTGCTTGGATGGCTGCTTGGTTTGCTCCAGCTGCTGCTGTGATGTCACCAAGCCTAGCATCGTAGGCACTGCCTTGTTGCTGTCTGGCTGCCATGCTCTGTGCTTGCATATCAGATAGTCTTTGATCAAACATTCTCTGCTGTTCATCGAGCTGTCCTGATACATAGTTACCGAACTGGTCTTGTTTAACTGACATACCACCACCTACATCATAGTATTTTGGTGATGCTAGTGCAGTTCTACGCTCATTCATGAACGCTTCTAGTTCGTTGTACCTCTGCTGACCTGTGTTGAACTTGTCATGAATCCAAGAGTCATCATAAGGATTTGATTTTTCAATTACTTGTGGTGCTGGTGCTGGTTTACTGCCTCCGCCCATGGTTTTTCTCCTAAAGTTGTAGTGTTACTAATGAATGTTTGTCGGTCCAGTTTAATTTTTTAGCTAGACCTTTTCTTACTTTGGCTTCTATATAATTACAACCATTTATTTTGGCGAAGTCAGTTATAGAAGACCAGTGCTCCATCCAAGGTTCATAGTCTTTACCTGATCTGGTTGACCAGACATGTATAAACAATGCAGTCTTGAATGGATACTTTAATACTTCACAAACCAGAGCTGAGTTAATCTGATTGTTTTCTATACCTACCCACAAGTATTGTTGTCCTGTGTAGATAGGTAAAAAGAAACACTCGGCATCTGTTTCATGATTGCTGTGAGCTACCGCTTTATTAATTAAGGGTGCTACTTCTGACCATATGTATGGCAGATCTTTAGGTGGTATTAGATGTGGTTCCATCACTTGGTTAATCGTTCTCGATACCACTCGACGACGGAACGCTGACCGGCTAGATACATGATCGAGCCTAGGTCTTGTTTTGGGTGGGGTGTGAATGGTGGGTAAGTCTCTTCCAGTTCATTCAGAAGAGACTCAGGTGTTGGGCCGATGATCGGCTCAAGCATATTGTGGGAGGTTGGTGTTTGCATGTTCAAAGAAAGC